CGGCTTAAGGCCGAGTTTGAAGAATTGATGGCTATCGAGGGAGAGTGTGAGCTGGTTTCTTCCGGGGAAACTCTTGAGGATAATTCTTCTAGTTCGCAGTACCCTAGCGAGGGCGACTTATTTATAGACGATAGTAACAGACCGTTTGATGTAAAGATCAAAGCTGTTATGGAAAAGGAAGAGAAAGGTGATCGTTAACTTCGCCTGGGTAGGGTGTGTAAGGTAAAACGAATAGCTAAGCCAGCCAAGTTATAGGGTATTACGAAATATATGACACAAACATCAGCAGCAAGAAAAGCCAGGCTAGCAGAGATTGAAGCTAAGCTTCAGGAACACGTTAGTTTATTAAATACGGCACAGTGTAAGAAATCGTTGGCGCAATTCACGAAGGAGGCTTGGCATATTATTGAGCCGGAAACGAAACTCCTTTGGAATTGGCATATGGATACGATTTGTGGATATTTGGAGGCAGCTTATGAGAGGAAAATTACTCGGCTTATTATTAATGTTCCACCTGGATCGCTTAAGTCCATCCTTGTATCTGTTATGTTTCCCGCTTGGGTGTGGATTCAAGATCCATCCCAGAAATTCCTTGGTGTATCGAACATCCAGGATTTGGCTATTCGTGATGCTACTAAAACGAAGCGGATCATTACTGACGAGTGGTATCAAAAGCAGTGGCCCTTGGCACTCCAAGCAGATCAATCTGCGAAAACGAATTATGAAAATCAGAAAACCGGATTTCGGATTTCCCTTGGTATGACAGGTAATATCACCGGTAAGCGTGGTGATATTGTTTTGATCGATGACCCACATGATGCTGAATCTGCACAGTCTGATGTTAAGAGGACTGGAGATATTCGGACTTATGATGGGAAGTTGTCTACTCGTGTTAACCACCAGGCCACGTCTGTGTTCATTGTCATTATGCAGCGGTTGCACCATATGGATTTGACCGGACACCTCCTCTCGAAAACTAAAAGGAAGTGGGTGCATATATGTATACCCATGGAATATGAGGCGGAGCTTACTTATGATGCGGGTAAGGATATCGGTCGGCCAGAACTTAACGATCCGAGAACTGAAGAGGGGGAGTTGTTGTTTCCTGCTCTGTTTCCTGCTGATTCGGTTGAATCGTTAAAGGAGGATTTGGGTGAATATGGAACGGCTGGCCAGTTACAGCAACGGCCCAGTGTTAAGGGTGGGGGGATTTTAAAGCAGCACTGGTTTAGGATATGGCCGGATGATGTTCAGTTTCCGATTTGCGACCATATTTGGGTTAGTTGGGATACTGCGTATAGTGAGAAGGACTTGGAGAATAATTCGTATAGTGCCTGTACGCAGTGGGGATTGTTTTGGAACCCGGACCAGCAGAGGGATTGTTTGATTCTTCTAGACGTGTGGTATGACCAGGTGGATTATCCTACGTTAAGGAATATGGCTAAAAGGATTGATGATGTTAAGCAGCCGGATTGTCATTTGATTGAGAAGAAGGCATCCGGGCAATCTCTGATACAAGACCTCCGACAAGCCAGGATTAGGGTTAAAGCATATAATCCTGATAAGGATAAGGTAACTAGAGCTTATAGTATTCAGGCTATGTTGGAATCAGGCCAGGTATATGTGCCGGATAGGAAATGGGCTAGACATTTTACTTATTTGGCATCAACGTTTCCTACAGGGGTTAGTGAATCTAATGATTTAGTGGATACGTTCACACAAGCTTGTTTGTATGTTAAGAATCGCTGGTATGTTACACATCCGAAGGATGATGAGAATGAACCGGTGCAGAAAAAGGCTAAGGCTCGACGAGCATACGGTGCTTTATAATGATTGGGCTATTGTGCTACACTCATGATGTGTACATATTAATACTCTGCACGCAGTGCAGATAACTAGTTATAGAAAAGAGAAAACACTATGGCAGATTATTTAACTGAAGCCGGGGCATTGCAAGGTCTCGGCACAAGCAGCCAGTCACTGACTGGTATGCAAGATCAGATAGGGCCAAGCCCAACTAGCCTTGGTCGGTCAGGTCAAACTACTAGTTCAGGCGGAGCTAATATCCCTACCGGCGGGTCAGCTTATACGTTACGGACTCCTCAAGAAAATGCACTATTGGCTCAGCGCCAAGGTGATTTATCAAGGCAATATTCTAATTTGAACCAATCCCGTAATTTCCACCGTAATACACAAGATAGACGGTTAGCGTTACAACGCCAAAAGGATCTGGATGATTATAATCGGACTAAACGTGCGTATGAGTTGGAAGCTATGCGTAGAAATATGCGCCAAAATGCTATGAACGGTGGGGCATTGGGCGGTGGACGACGTACATCGGGATTGTTTAGTCGTAATTATAATCCCATGGGCGGGTTAGGAAACCCTGGTTCGTATAGTCCACGATTGGAGGTAATTTAAAATGGCTGGTACATTAGCAGAACAACAAGCGTATGGTTTAGGTGGCGGGGCTAACCGGTATAATCAGGGTTCGAGTCAACAGTTTACACCTCCGGGACCGAGTCGGTATGGGCGCGGTGGATTAGGTATGATTAGTCCTTATACCAAAGAGGTAAAGCCGGCAGGATATAATCAGATGATTAAAGATGCCGGGGGGTATGATGCATACAGACAAAAGTATGATAAATTTATGTCCCCTATGGGGTTTGATCGTAACCAGGTAAATAATCAGTTAGATAATATTATGAACCGGTGGAATAGTGCACCTATTAATTGGAATAACCCGTGGGCGCGTGCTCAGTTTTCATCCCGTATGATGAACAGGAACTTAAATGCGTTGAAAGCAGGTAATCCGATTTCAGCCAGAACGGGTATGCCTACTAATCCTAATAAACCTGTGGCATTAGGCAGTGCTCATCCGTACGCGAGGTAAGTAATAGCATGGCAATAGCTAATCAGAATAATGTCGTTCAATTGGACTTACCTGAAGTTCCAATTGATGACGACATGCAGACATTGCTTCCGGAAGATCTGGAAGCGATGGTTGCGGAAGCAGGTACGGAGGATATCCTTACCGAGGAAGAGGCAGAGATTTTGCACGGGTCTAATACTTCAAGTGAAGTTAATAAGGCCCATTATGCAAACCTTGCTGCTGAGATGGACAAAAAGGAATTGGACAAAATCGCTCAGGATCTGATCGAGTTAGTTGAGCAGGATGATAACTCCCGCTCAGACTGGAACAAACGAGTCGAAAAGGGTATTAAAATTCTCGGTGTTGCCGGGAAGAACCCTGCGGGAGCTGATTTCGACGGTTCATCTGATGTGGTTCATCCTATATTGATGGAATCTGTAACTCAGTTTCAAGCAAGGGCCATTCAGGAAATGTGGCCAAGTGGTGGACCAGTAAGTACCCAGGTGTTAGGGCAGCAGACTCCAGAACGGATGGAACAGGCCGAACGTGTAGCAGATTATATGAATTATCTGTATACCGTTGGTATGCCGGAAGCGTTTACCGAAGAGGATAATATGCTTTTGCGTTTACCGATTTCAGGATCGTGTTTCAAAAAGATGTATTACGATACATTGAAGGATAGACTCACCAGTACATTTGTTGAGCCGGCTGATTTTATTGTTAGCTACCCGACTACTGATTTGAAGACATCTCCTAGATTTACGCATCGGATTCGTGAATATCAGTCCGATGTTAAAAAGAAGGAATCGACAGGGTATTACGTCGAAACTGACCCGGTTGATGTTAACAATGAGGATACAGATAAGCCTATTGTTATTGACGCGATTGATGATACTGAGGGTAAGGATCGTGTGACTTATGATGAGTCAGAAGATCGCGCTACTATGTATGAGGTTTATTGTGATTATGCTTTGAATGTTCCGGGTAATGACCAGGGAGGCAAAATCCTTGAGCCGTACATTATTACTATTGATAGGGATCAGCAGCGTGTCAAACGTATACAAAGAAATTGGAAACCTGATGACTCCCTCAAGTCTAAGCGTCTTTACTTTACTCACTATAAGTTTACTCCTGGCCTTGGGTTTTATGGTTATGGATTTCTACATCTCATCGGAGATCTCGCAGTCGCGGCAACAGGCGCTTTACGGTCCTTGCTTGATGCTGCAGGATTCGCGAATTTACAAGGTGGATTTAAAGCCCGTGACTCCAGAATAAATGGAGATGAGAAACCGATTGGGATGGGTGAATGGCGGGAAGTTGATTCGACTGCCGAAGAATTGAATAAAGCGTTTTTCCCTATTCCTTATAAGGAACCGTCTGCTACGTTATTTAATTTACTGGGTTATCTCGATGAGAAAGCATCTGAGATGGCCGGTATTACAGAGATGACTACCGGCGAGACGAATTCTAAGAATGCTCCGGTAGGTACCACTGCTATGTTGTTAGAGCAGGGTACCAAGGTATTTACATCTATACACAAGCGACTTCATGAAGCACATAAACTTGAATTCAAGATTATGGCTGAGTTGATTGAAGAATACATGCCAGATGATGGATATCCTTATTTGCTCGGGTCAAAAGAAGGTACCCTACTCCCCTCAGATTTTGATGATCGGATTGATGTTATTCCGGTATCAGATCCGAATGTAGCTAGTACGGCCCAGCGAGTTGCTAAAGCACAATCAGTCCTAGAGCTTAAGGGACAATTCCCTGATCTCATTAATGCCCGTGAAGCTGTGAAGCGTATGCTTCAGGCCATACAGGTTCCGGACATTGATGGATTGATTGGATCTGAAGAAGATATGATAGCCCAAATGCAGGAGGAAGCTGCTAAGGCAGAGGAGCAACGTCAATTAGACATGCGCCGACAGGAGTTAGAGCTTGATAAGATGGAAGCTGAGACTGAACGCTTACGTTCAGAAGCAGTTCAGCGAAATCTTGAGTCGATGACTACTGCTTTAGAAAGTGCTGCAGCTATTGGGTCAAATATTCAGTTGGTTCCATTGGCTGATGCGTTGCTTAAAGCGGCCGGCTTTGATGATTTGAGTTTAGCAGGACAGGACATAGATTTGCTAAGCCAACAGATACCTGAAGATATTCCTCCAGCTCCAGCTATACCTGGTGAACAATATGACGAATTCCCAGTTCCGGATGAAATGAAGGACATGGAAGATGGACTATTGCCCCCGGAAGAGGAATCCAACCCGCCTGAAATTGAATTAGGTATTGAAGGTGGTATGGATATGGAGCAACGTAATTTTACAACTACGGGTATGGGATCAGAATCTGGAGTGTGATACACTCATAACTTCCCCTGGATAGGCTTAGCGGCCGAACATTGTGGCATCGACAATTGCCGGGGGATTATTTATATTTTCGATGCACAGGACGGAGATGACGCCTGCTATGACACAATCAGCACTTACCGAAGAATATCTACATAAGTTAGATGAAGAACAAGAGATTCTAACTAATTATCTTGTAGCCGGAAAATGTAAGACATTTGACGAATACAGGAATTTCGTTGGTCAAATCAAAGGTATAGAACTTAGCAGGCGGCGTCTCCACGACACAATTAGAATGTATATGTCAGCGGAGAATATCGATGCCTAAAGAGTTTTCATTTGATGGTGATCAGTTAGATCCTAATCAAATCCCCAGACCTGCCACTTGGAAAATTGTTATTGCACCTATTAAGGTGGAAGATACTACCGACGGTGGGATTATCCTTACCCATGAAACTCAGAACCTACAGGAATCTGTTAGATTCGTAGGTCGAGTATTGGCTATGGGTCCGTTATGTTTCAAGCAGGATAGATTCAAACCTCACCCCGATGCACCACCAATTCCTACATGTAAGGTAGGTGATGTAATTATTACCGGTCAATATTCTGGGATTAAGGTTCCTTGTAAAATCCAGGGGCAAGAGCCGTTTGATCTCCGTATTGTTAACGATGATGAGATTGTCGGAATTATCGAAGATTTGTCAGTATTAAATGTATAGGAGCTAATCTATGGCTATAAATAATAAAGGTGAACAGGAACTTCCAGATGATTTTGATATGGATTTTCTAGATGATAAAAGTGCTTTGTTTGAGGAGGAAGAAGATGACTTCGAAGATGAAACCGGAACTGGAACCGAGTCTGAAGAAAAGGATGAGGGAGGGGATGGAGAAGGAGATGCAGAGACTCCTCTGGAAACAGAAGGGAGTGATGAAAAAGCAGCTAGTGGCGTATCAGAAGCAAGCGATGAAAGCGATGAGCCGAGCACTGAGGGAGAAACTACTGACCAACAGGGTGAGGAACAACCGGAAGCCAAGTCCGATGACCGCGAAGAATACAGTAAGAATGTGCAGAAACGGATTAATCGCGAGGTACGTAAGCGCGGCGATTTAGAACGTAAAAACGAAGAACTACAGCGCCGGCTTGATGCTATCGAAGGCAAGATGGAAGTTAACGATACTTCTAACCAAGCTGCTATTTTGTCTAATCGTATTCGAAACGCAACCGCTATCAAGAACAAGTATCTTGAAGACGGTGAGTATGCTAAAGCTTCGCAGGTCGATTCTGACATTATGGATATGAAAATAATGCAGCGCGACTTGGCTAAGCGTAAACAGCAGGCTGAAGACTTTGTTGCAAATCCTGATGACTATCGTGATCCTACCCAGGAACAGAGTCAACCAGAGATTCCTCAGATTCAGAAAGATTGGATTACCGGTAATAGACGTTTCCAAACTGACCCCGGTTATCAGGCGTATGTTAATGAAACGTACGATACTCTGTTAGATGAAGGATATGATCCTGAGCATAAGTCTCTTTACCAGGAATTGGACCGTCGTATCGGTAGAGTTCAGGCTAAGCCTGATACAAGTCAAGGTCAGGTCAAGAAGCGTCCGGAAGCTGCTCCTCCTCCTAATGCTGGAAAACAGACTACGGAGAAAAAGAATTCCAACAAGCTAACTGGGCAAGATATTTCTCAGATGAAACAGTGGGGATTAGATCCATCCGATCCTAAAGTTAGGAAGGAATGGTTACGCAACCGTAGTGCTAGCGCGGCTTAAACTTGACACAATTTTTGTAAAGGATATAATTATGAGTATTGAAAATGCTTCACGAGAGCAAAATTCTCGTGCCGCTGAAGAATTTCATCCAGAAGACGAAGAATTTTCTCCAGCTTTACTAAACACCAAGCACATGCCTCCACGCGAAGGAATGGAGCAACGGTGGATTAGAACAACCATTCAAGGTGAGGATGATCAGTCAAATGTATTCCGAGCAGTGAACCAAGGGTGGAAACCCCGGAAAGCTGATACGGTAACATTGGGTCAATTCGTTCCCACTATTAATTATCAAGGTGCGAATATCATCGGTATTCGAGGTATGATCCTGATGGAACGTCCGGTTGAAATGGGCGAGAAACAACGGGCATACTACGACAGGCAAGCAGATACCCAAATCGCTGCTGTCGAACAGAATATGCACAAGGTTCATGAGAAAGGATCTGGTCTCACCAGACCGGAATTTACTGAACGTAAGTCTAGTGTAAGCCGAGGAAAAATTGCCCCAGTTGCCCCAGACTAACGTTTTATTATTTATTTGTTAAAGGTGACTTAAAATGGCAAACGGTTTTAAAGCTCGTCGTCATGTCGGTGGTGGTTGCATGAGATTAGAGGGTCGTTCAATCGACACTACTTACGCTACTTCTATCTGGAATGGTGACATGGTGTCTCTGAACGGAGACAATGTGGAACAGGCTGCTACTAATACAACTATGGTTGGTACTTTCCTTGGTTGTAAATATGTAGAAGCTGACGGAACGGTTAAATTCTCTCCTTACTGGCCAGGTGTCAGTGATGGTAAGACTGAAATCGAAGCAATTACCATCGAAGACCCAGATGTATTGTATGTCGTAACTGACAGTACTGGTGCATTGGCAGTCGGTGATAACTGCGACTTACTGGATAACGGTAGTGAAGACCCAACTATTGGCGCTTCTAAAATGACTGTTACCACTTCTACTAACGCTGACTTTGTTGTTAAGCATATCGTTGATGCTGATAATGACTTAGTAGCTGTGGCAATTGTTTAAGGAGTTAAATAATGGGTACTATGACTAGAGCGCAGTTTGCCAAATTACTGCAGGATGGCTTGAATACAGTTTTCGGATTGGATTACAAGCAATATCCAGAAGAATGGCGCTATTGTTTCGATGTTGAATCTTCCAAGAAAGCTTTCGAGGAAGATCAGTTAGTAACTGGTTTTGGGGAAGCGGCTGTTAAAGCTGAAGGTTCCGGTGTTGCGTATGATGAAGCCCAACAAGGTTGGACTGCGCGTTACGTGCATGAAACTATCGCCTTAGCTTTCCAGATTACTCAGGAAGCTATCGAAGATAATCTGTATATGTCTATGGGTTCCAAGTATGCTAAAGCGTTATCTCGCTCAATGCAGCATACCAAAGAAATCAAAGGCGCAGATATTTTCAATCGTGCTTTCGATACCAATTATAAAGGTGGTGACGGTCAACCTCTGTTGTCTGCTTCGCATCCATTAGTTGGTGGCGGTACTTATTCTAACTTGTTAGCTACTCCTGCTGACTTGTCTGAAACTGCC